GAGACAGCTAATGATGCCTTAGCAGCTATGAATCAAATGATAGACTCTTGGAATACCGAGCGTCTGTCAGTTTTCTGCACTCAAGATCAAACATTTCTCTGGACGCCAAACTTTCGTGTTCAGACACTTGGCCCTACCGGCGACTTTGTAGGCAATCGCCCGATTCGTCTAGATGACGCGACATATTTTAGAGACCCGTCAACAAACGTTTCATTTGGCATTAAAATTATTAATCAACAACAATATGATGGTATTGCCGTTAAGACTGTTACCAGCACTTATCCGCAGGTCATATTTGTCAACATGACATATCCTAACATTACGATGAGCATTTATCCTGTTCCGACGCGTGTGTTGGAATGGCATTTTATTTCTGTTTCTACGCTCGATACGCCAGCGACATTGGCGACGCCTTTGTTATTTCCGCCGGGTTATTTGCGCGCGTTTAGATATAATCTGGCTTGTGAAATTGCTCCTGAGTTTGGCGTCGAGCCATCACCTACAGTTAGCCGTATCGCTATGGCGTCGAAACGCGATCTGAAACGCGTCAATAATCCTGACGACGTCATGGCGTTGCCTTACAGCATGATGCAACGCCGCCAGCGCTTTAACATCTATGCAGGCAACTACTAATGAAGACGCCTATCCTCGGCTCTTCTTATGTAACCAGATCAGTCAATGCGGCAGACGCCCGCATGATAAATCTTTACCCTGAAATTATACCTGAAGGCGGTAAAGAGGCCGCGTGGTTACAACGAGCGCCAGGTCTTAAACTTCTTGCTACTGTCGGTATTGGCCCTATTCGGGGTATGTGGGCTTTTAATAATTACGGCTATATTGTCTCCGGCAATACGCTTTATCGCGTCGATACGAACTGGCTTCCGACATCATTAGGCACAGTGTCTGGCACTGGTCCTGTCAATATGTCCAATAATAATACGCAAGTTTATATTGCTGCTGGAACATATGGTTATATTTACGATACGTCTACAAATACATTTTCTCAGATTACAAGCGCCAACTTTTACGGCGCTGTAGGTGTCGGTTATCTTGATGGATATTTTGTTTATAATCAGCCAGGAACGCAGAATTTTTGGGTATCAAATCTTCAAGATGGCCTGACTATACAGCCATTAAATTATGCGGCGGCGGATGGTGCTCCAGATAATCTTGTTACTTTGATCGTCGATCATCGTGAGGTTTGGCTATTTGGATCTTATACAGTTGAGGTTTGGTATGATGCAGGTCTGCCAACCTTTCCATTAGCGCGTATTCAAGGCGCGTTTAATGAGATCGGTTGTGCAGCGGCTTATTCGGTTGCTAAACTTGACAATGGCATTTTTTGGCTTGGCACAGATCAGCGCGGTAAAGGTATAGTTTATCGCTCTAATGGCTATTCTGGGGAACGCATTTCAACGCACGCCGTTGAATGGCAAATTCAACAATACTCACAAATTTCTGACGCTACAGCTTATACATACCAGCAAGATGGTCATTCGTTCTATGTGTTGAATTTTCCGACAGCGGATAGAACTTGGGTTTATGATGTAGCCACACAAGCATGGCATGAGCGTGCTGGATGGGACAATGACACGTTTACGCGGCAACGTGGCAACTGTCAGATGTTTTTTAATAATACAAACGTCATCGGCGATTATCGCGCAGGCGCTATCTATTCATATGACTTAAATGTTTATTCAGAAGCTGGAACAATTCAAAAATGGTTACGATCGTGGCGAGCGTTGCCTACAGGACAAAATGATCTAAATCGTTCAGCTCAACATAGCCTTCAACTCGATTGTGAGACAGGTGTCGGGCTTTCCGGTTATAGTCAGGATGAAGTCAATGCTATTATTTATATTTATGACCGCGCTAACAATTTCATTCTTGACCGTTCTGGGTCTGCTTTAACAATCCGTAACTATACTCAATATACCGTTACGAATGGCGCTGACCCACAGGTCATGCTGCGGTGGTCAGATGACGGTGGGCATACATGGTCTAATGAACATTGGCGTTCTATGGGCCAGATTGGTCAAACAGGCTATCGCACCATCTGGCGACGTCTTGGCATGACAACAAAGCTCCGCGACCGCGTGTATGAGGTGTCAGGAACTGATCCGGTCAAAATAGCTATCGTTGGTGCAGAGTTGCATGTGGACGGCACCAATGCCTAACGTAAATCCCAACAACACACAAATTCCTGCGCCGCGCGTTGAATTTATTGATAAAGCTACAAATTTTGTTTCGCGCGCATGGTATACATGGCTGTTTAATATCTACCAAGCTGTTCAGGCTGGTGAGCGGTATGGATCATATTATGATACAACAACGCAAAGCGCCGCCGCTATAAATACAGCTTATGACGTTACTTTTAATAGTGCTTATGTTGATGCGTCCAATAATACTCTGCAATATGGCGTTTATGTCGGATCACCTACGTCTCGCATTTATGTAGACACTACAAGCACATATAACTTTCAGTTTTCATTACAGTTAACCAGTTCAAGCGGTAGCGCGCAAAATGTCTATATTTGGGCTGATGTTAATGGAACGTCAGTGCCTTATTCAGGCACAAAAGTCACTCTTCAAGGATCTAACGCCGCGTCTGTCGCTGCGTGGAATTTTGTGCTAAACCTACAAAAAGGCGATTATTTTCGTCTTATGTGGTCTACTGACAGCATAAACGTAAAAATAACAGCGTTTAGTAATTCAAGCCCTGTTCCAGCTATTCCTTCGGCTATTATAACCGTCACAAGTATCGTAGGTGCATAAATGACTGTTCTTACACCAGCCGCAAAAATGCAGTTTTTTGCTGCTTCAGGCATCCCTCTTGCGGGTGGTCTGCTTTATACTTACGCCGCAGGCACGACGACACCATCAGCTACCTATACGGATAGCTCTGGTGGAACGGCTAATAGCAATCCTATTGTTCTTGACGCGAGAGGCGAGGCTAACGTCTGGCTTGGAGCGGCGACGTATAAGTTTAAATTATGTGACTCTACCAATACTGAGATCTGGACTGTTGACAATATTTCAGCCCCTACTTCGGCGTTGTCGCCAGTTCTGTCTGGCAACGTTACTGTCGCATCGAACAGCAGCGGTGCGGCGCTTAAAGTTACTCAGACCGGCACAGGCGCTATTTTTGTCGCTCAAAATTCAGCCGACCCTAATTTAATTCCTTTTATTGTCAACGCGTCTAACAATGTTGGTATTCAAACATCCGCTCCTAGCGCTGCGTTAGACGTAGCTAATAATGGCGCGATCTGGCTATCTAATTCGGGTGTGGCACGGTCGATTATATCGGCTGACGGATCTAACTCTTATTATTCGGCTGAAGGCGCTCGCAGTATAGTTCTTAAGGCTAACGGCACGACGCTGTTTACGATCAATACGACAAACGCTACGGCAACAATTCCGATTGTTTTACCCGCTATTCCGACAACAGCGCTTCAAGCGGCGACTAAATCTTATGTAGACCAAGTATTGCCTCCTGGTTGTATTATGCCTTTTGCTGGAACATCAGCGCCTACAAGTTGGGTAGCTTGTGATGGATCTGCTATTGACAGAACGACATATGCGGCTCTGTTTGCCGCTATTGGCACGACTTGGGGCATAGGTAACGACACCACAACATTTAACGTGCCCGATCTTCGCGGTATGTTTGTTCGCGGCACAGGCACAAATGCGACAGGTTCATCTAGTGGCGCGGCTGGCCCTGCGGTCGGCGCTTATGCTGCGGATACGTTTGCCAGCCATAACCATAGTGCGTCATCTGGTGATTATGGTCACTCGCACGGCGCAACATCAAGTAGTGCACAATTCATCTGTCTTGGTTCTGGTGGTGGCCCTGGTTACGCGACTGGCGGAACATATAGTCAGGGACTTGTTGGACAGTCTACTACTGCAACGGGTTACGCTAGTATTTATACTACTATCGGAAATACGGGTAGCACCGAAACGAAGCCAAAGAACTATGGCGTGCTATACATCATCAAAACATAGAAATGAGGCTATGGTTGTCGGCTATCAGGCGACAGATTGGCATATATCGATGACTTTTGAGCAATACACTCAGATTGTAGAGGACTGGGATATAAAAGCCATCTTAAAGGATCAAACGGTTATAGGAGCCATCTATTCCAAAAATGGCGAAACTCATGTATCTATATTACCTGAATGGCGCAAGCGCTGGCTGACAAAAGGACTCTTGAAAGAAATTCTGGCTAATATGCAATTTACACGCGTTACGCCAGGGCATGAGTTCATGTATAATATATTGAATAGACTAGGTTACGTGTCTCAAAAGGACGGAACCGTAGCAAGAGAGAACTAAGATGGGATTTTCTGCCGCCGCTAACGCTCAAAATCAGGGCACTCAACAGGCCATGATGATGCAGGCTTTGCAGGCTCAACAGGCCCAGCAAGCCATTCAGCAAGGACAACAGCAGGCAGCAGGCGCTCTTCAACAAGGTCAAACACAAGGCGTCAATGCGTTACAGGCGGGACAGACAGGCGCGCTAGGCGCGTTACAAGATTACTATAATCAAGGCGTTGGTTATCAACAACCGTATATGCAGGCGGGCACGCAGGCTACGAATCAGCTTGCGGCGATGTATGCGCCAGGCGGTCAGTATGGTCAAATGCCAACAGCCGCGCAGCTTCAGATGGACCCAAGCTATGCTTGGCGGTTCCAGCAGGGTCAGCAGGCAGCGCAGAACGCTATAGCTGCGGGTCTTGGCGGCGCAAGTGTCGGTGGCAGCGCGTTGCAAGCGTTGACAAATTACGGTCAGAACGCCGCCAGTCAAGAATATCAAAACGCGTATCAGCGATTTATGCAGCAGGCTCAGTTACAGACTGGCGCATTGCAGAATTTAGCTGGCACAGGTGCAGGCGCAGCTAATCAAGCCACAGGATTGGCCGGTCAGACCGGCGCTAATCTTGGAAATGTTTACACCGGAACAGGTCAACAATTAGCAGGCGTTTATGGTAACACTGCCGCTAATCTAGCCAACACCTACACAGGCGCAGCTAATCAGCTTGCGTCTAATTATAACGCATTAGGCCAGAATCTTGGTCAAGGATATGTTAATCAAGGTGCGGCTAATGCGTCTGCTTATATGGGGCCAACAAATTTGATGGCCGCGCTTGCAGGGCAGGCTCTTGGTGCAGGTGCAACTTATCTCGGTATGAAGGCGCGCGGATAATGCCAATTCAATATCAGCCAGTTCCAGAATTTCAGGTTCCTAATCTGAATCTTATGGGGTCTTATGCTCAAGGTGTAGCATTGGCTGAAAGTCAGGCGGATCAAGAGCGCAAAGATTTATTGGCGGGTATTACTGCTACTAAAGAAGCACGATTAGCAGATCAAGCTACTAAGGAAG